CAGCTCGGGGACCAGCTCTGGGGCCAGCTCCGGGGCCAGCTCCGGGGCCAGCTCGGGGACCAGCTCGGGGACCAGCTCGGGGACCAGCTCTGGGACCAGCTCGGGGACCAGCTCGGGGACCAGCTCGGGGGCCAGCTCCGGGACCAGCTCCGGGACCAGCTCTGGGACCAGCTCGGGGACCAGCTCGGGGACCAGCTCCGGGGCCAGCTCCGGGACCAGCTCCGGGACCAGCTCGGGGACCAGCTCGGGTTTGAACTCTCCCCCTGGTGGGAGGCGTACTGGATCGCCCTGTACACCAAGGCGTTACAGCTAGCACACCTACCCGAATCAGAGAAGCTGAACTCTCTCGCGGCAGCATGCCGGGAGACTGGATGGTGGTGGCCGCGCCAAGGGATCGCGATCCTCACCGACCGACCCTCCGTGCTGAAGCGGGATGTTCAGAACCGACTCCACTGCGAAGACGGTCCGGCCCTGCTGTACCGGGATCGGTATGCGCTGTACGCGTGGCATGGGACCAGGGTTCCCGCGGATTTGATCGAAAACGGTTGGGGTGTCGAGAAGATCTTCGCCGAACGCAACACCGAGATCCGCAGGTGTGCGATCGAGAAGATCGGATGGGACACCATTTTCCGCGACACCGACCCAGTCGCAACAGCTCCCGATCCTGGAAATTCACCGTTCACCCTCGACTTGTACGACCTACCTCCGGGCTGTGAGGACATGTTCGAGGAACCGGCCCGGATCATGCTCTGCACTAATGGTTCGCCGGAACGGGACGGAACCAGGCACCGATTTGGCCTAGTCGTCAGGGCCGTCCACGATGACCCGATCACTGCAGCAGCGGAGTTGTACGACGTTGCCCCGGCTGCGTATCGGCAACTGGAACATCGGCGCTAGATATGACCGCCTGGTTCAAACGCACACAGCCCAAACCCCAACCGGTGATGTCACTACAACCCCGAACCGGTTTAGAGACCCCTACGGCGTTCCTAGCCCGATTAAAGATCGAATGCACACCCCCATGCCAAGACTGCTACAGGCCCGCGGACTTCATGGTCACCATCCACCTCGTAGACCACTGCGACAGACCAGCCGTTGAAGTGTTCATCTGCCGGGAGCATGTCTCCACGATCGGGAACTGGGTACAAGCCTCGATAGAGACCAGACGCAAAGGAAGCTGCACCTGCTGCGGTCATGAAGTCACAGCACCACACGACCTCATAGAAGACGTGGTGAAGCTATGAGCAAGTGGAAGATCATGGAGAACATACCCGGATGGTGGGTTGTTTTCCGGAACGGGGACTTAGCCGAGGCGTGGGAATCAATCCACCACTTCCCCTCTGGTGCTGAGGCTATAGCAGCATTCGCAAGGGGTGGGCGATGAGCGACGCAGACCTGGCACGAAGTAACGGATGGGGAGTCGGTACGCGACTCGCTGGGGATGAAGGCGGACGCGAGACGGTCATTGAGATCACTGCCATAGGTGAATCAAACGTACTCGCGAAATCCGTATCTCATAACGGAAAGCCCTACCTAGGGCGCGAAACCGTCTGGACTTTCATGTTTCGCGATTGGCGGGCGGTTACCGATGAGTGACAACCCATACGAAGAGTTGTCGCCGGAATGGCTTCTCTGGGAAATCTTCTCGGGAGGTGAGACGACCGATGACTGACCCTGCAATCGAAGCGAGGGCGAAAGCCATTGCGCGCATTGGTGATGGATTGGCGAGTGTGTCACTCGGGTACGCGGCAGAGTGTGGCGCCCGTGAGATGGCTAAGTCGGTACAGGAACTAATTGCCGAAGCCCGAACGTGGAAGCCGTACAGCACGCGAGATATAGGCGACGCCTACTGCGCAGGCACGGTCGAAGACTTTCTGGACGAACTGTCTAAACGGGTCTACCCAAGTGAGGAACTAGGACTATGAGTCGCACCAAGCGCCGATTCAAGAATGGAAGCGGAACGCCGACATGTCACGGAATCGTCTGCCACTGCCTTTGCCATGAGGTCTGCTACGGCGGACATGATGACCCAGACTGCGCCTCGCGCAAGGGTAAGCCCCTGGATGTTCTCGTTCCAATGGTCAATGGAGAGCCGGTGCTCAAATGAAAAACGTGATCACGATGGGGTTTAAATGACCGATCCAGCAGTAGAGGCGGCACAACGGGCATGGGTGGAGCGCTACGGCACGAAAATGCTGCACCGCGACTTGTGGACCCGGAAGCTACCGGGGCAATCAAGGTCTTGGAAGCCTTCGCCCCCTTGATTTTCACAACAGAGGAACTATAGCAATGAGTAGCAACCCGTATCGGCGTGGATCTAAGAACTGGTGGATACGCGAAGCCCACGACGCACAGGACGAGCGTCGGCAGCTCCGCACTGAAAACCAGCGCTTGAAGATGCGCCTCACCGAAATGTCGCAGATAGCCGAAAGTCTGGTGCCGCCTTGCGGATGTGAATGCCATAGCGGAGACGGGCATTGTGAAACCTGCTGTTGGCCACCACAAGGTGGTATGTGCCCCGATTGTATTGACTACTGCCGCGAGGCCGTGTGATGAGTGAGCTACTACAGAAAGCGCAGGAGGCGCTGGACGGCCTCGGTCCTTCGAATATGTATGACGACTACGACCAGGCAACACAATGGGCTGGGCTGGTGCGGCAACTCAAAGCTGAAGTGGAGCAGTTGCGGCGATGGCAGCGGAAAGTAGCGGACGCACTAGGGGTTAGTGAAGGACCCGGCATGGAGACGGGCGGCGTGTGGTTCTGCGCCGACGCAGACGATGCAGTCGCACACGCGCATGAAGCGGTCACGGCGCTACAGGAGGAGCTAGAGCGATGAGCTACCTACTGAAACGGGGGCGCGGATCGCTGCGCCGAGTGGTTCACCTGTGTCGCTATGACCAGTTCGGTAACTGCACCATGGAGCCGATCTGTGGCCGCAGCGGGGGCTTGCGATTCGACACGACATCGAATGTTCCCTGGGGCCTACCCCTATGTAAGTGGTGCCGGAAGGTGGCGCGATGAGTGAGCTTGTATACCGCGCTAAAGCATCCCTAGAAGGCACGACGCCGGGACCGTGGCAGGTGGTGGGCTACGGGAACATTCAGCCCGAAACCGTTGGCGAGCACCCGCCTATCGGAAAGATATACGGCAAGGGAAACCAGCAATTCATCGCCGCTGCAAGGCAGTTGGTTCCTGAACTTATATCAGAGATTGAGGCGCTGGAGTGGACACTAGCCAAGGTGACTGCATCATGGAAGCGGCTATTGGCGGCGGGGGCTACCGATGAGTGACGAACCTTCGGACGCACAGAAGCTCATAGCGGAAGTGATGGTGACCCATGCGCTCGTCTACGACGATTGGGCGGTCGTTGACGCCGATTTCTACACGTGTGCGTGTGGCTGGCGCTTGAGCTCAAGTGCCAGCGTTCACGACCATGCCGCCCACGTTGCCGTAGAGGTGGATAAAGCCCTTGGAGGACTCAACCGGACGTGGGCTGCTGTATTTCCAGACGGCTCCTACATGACCCCGTACCACGAAGTGTGGAACTTCCACCCCAACAAGAGCGCTCGCGAACTGGCCGAAGGCGATGTAGCGGAATATGAAGACACCACCCTTAAGGCTCAATGGGTGTCTGGCTGGACGGTGACCGAATGAATGAGCTTATAGACCGTGCTATCGAAGAGGTGTCGAAGGTTCGGTTGGGCATCAAGTCCCGAGATCGCTTCTGGACTAGCGACTATCGAGAAGTCTTTCCCCAACTCGCGGGGGTTGATTGGCAGCGAGAGGCGTGGCGCCTTTGGTGGGTCTCATGACTGACTACCAAGACACGGGTAGCCGGCGGAAACCTACGGCATACACCGAAACAGGGGCCTCCGAGCGGGTGTGCCCGGACTGTAGTGCCCCAGAAGGACATCCCTGTAGATGGATAGCCATGGATGGGCAGGGTGATTTAGGGAAACCAAGGCATTGGCCGCACAAAACGAGATGGAGCTAGCTAGTGAGAGAGAACCTTAGGCCCGGTCCCCGCATCATCTCAGGTGCCGCCGACGAGCTGCTGATAAACCATGAGCCCTGGACCGGTTTGGCACCTTGCTCCCAGACCGACCCTGAAATCTTTTTTCCTGAAAAAGGCGGCTCAGTGAAGGAGGCCAAGGCTATATGTGCCACATGTGAAGTGATCGAGCAGTGCCTTCACTACGCCCTGATCAATGACGAACGGTACGGGGTGTTCGGCGGTAAGAGTGAGCGTGAGCGGCGAGCGATGAAGCCCCGTAAATGCCACGAATGCGGAAACCCTGTGTTGGGTAAGGCCATCCGCTACTGCTCTACGGAATGTAGCGCGGCGGGCGCTCGCCGGGTGCGTAGTGAGATTGAGCGGCGCAGAAAGGCTAGGGCGATCTGATGACGCACTCAAGCCCTACCGACTGGATAGCCGGGGGAAGTGTCGCCGCGGACATCGTTGGATGCCTCACTGGTTTGGTCGCGGACCTGTCGTGGCAAGACGAAGCGGCGTGCCGTGGACTCCCTACGGAGTGGTGGTTCCCAGATCAAGGCGCCAGCCGGGAATCTAAGAGGGCCAAGGAAATCTGCCACGGCTGCCCTGTCAAACTCCAATGCCTCCAATTCGCGATAGAGGTACACGACCAGCACGGTATTTACGGGGAGCTGTCATTGAAGGACAGGCGTAGGTGGAACCAGGAAAGGAAAGCGGGCTAGACACCGCGACTTGTCCTGAAACGGAGGATAATTGAGGTATGGAGTGCAACGATACAAAGAACCACTACGTCCATGAACGGATGCAGCTGAAGTTCTTAATTCACTACGAAACTAAGTGCGGCGGCCGCTTTGGGGTCCAGACATTCTCGACGGAACATCAGGCCGCCGAGGATGCGGACCTGTTTCGCGAAGACGGATGTCCGGCGCGCGTACTCATGGTCAGTGTTGACGAGGATGGGGTGCCGCACGCGGAGTGGGTGCCCGGAGGTAGTGAGAGTTGAGTGAGTACAAGATGCCCGACCCACCTGCTGGCATGTGGTGGGAGGTCAAGTTTGACAAGCCGCTAGAGAAGACATATTTGATGGTCAAGCTACGCCGCAAGACGTGGGGCATCTTCAATGAGACGGTTGACTGGTCTTGCTATTCGCCGAGCGTCGACCCGGAAAAGAATGCGTACCGAGCCGTGTGGCTCGCAGAGTCGATTCTCAAAGGCGAAGGGGCGCTTCAGATGAAGGCGCTCGAGTACGGACTCAATGGATTGACGGGATACCGCCGTGGCTGAGTTGAGCGCTACACCGCTGCAATGGTCCAACCGGCCATACGCGCGCGTACCAAAGAATGGGTGCCGCGCCGAAGTTGACGGCGGTGCTTACATCCTGTTCAAGTACGGCGCTAGTTCGTGGCAGGTGCTTTTCAGCACTGGGTGGCATATGCCCGAGGAGGTCCATCTCGGCGATAGTGAATCAGACGCCCTAGCCGCAGCGGAAGCTCACCACGTCACCCGTACTCGCCGTCTCGCCTGGGAACGCTATATGGCAGAGAACGATCCACCGGAGGTGGGGAGTGCTCGCTGAAACACAATGCCCTGATTGTGGTTACCCATGGCTCAACGGTGCGCTTGCGCATGACTGCAAGTGGTGGCTAGAGGACGCACAAACCTGGCGAGACATATGGTCCGCTGCCGATCCACCGTCGAGCGGGCAGGAGTGACGATGCCACAGCGGATTCAACGTAAGCGCACTAAGGGCTGGCGGATGCCGGAAGGTGCGATCTACGTCGGGCGGCCGAGTAAGTGGGGCAACCCTTTCGACGCCCCAAACCCTGCTATAGCTGTGATCGCCTATCGAAAATGGGTTACTTGGGAGGCCGCAACATTCTGGCCTACACTCGAACTTCAAGGCTTGAGGTGGATGGGCCAGTCGTCGAATCATCTCCGCGCCGATATGCCGAGCCTTCTACCAGAACTCCGCGGCCGTGATCTCGCGTGCTGGTGTCCGCTCGATTCCCCCTGTCATGCAGACGTATTGCTTGAACTCGCCAACGATCCACCGTCGAACGGAGCGGTAAATGTTTGAATGGTCACGCACCTGCATCGTCTCATGCGAGGAGTGTGGGCACGGTGAGGAATTCACTGTCTTGACCAATACCCAAGACGATGATGCTGCCACTGCGGAACTGGTTGAGCAGATGCGCGGCACGGGCTGGCAGGTCGAGCCGGATATCTGCCGGGACTGCATCACTGAGTTCTCGGCTACGCGCCCACCGTCGAACGGGGAAGCCTTGTGACCGACCGTAGTGGAATCATTCGGCATCCCGCCAACATTCTCAATGAACTACAAACGGTGGCCCTCCGGATCAAAAGCCTGCGGCATCGGCTTGAAGAGCTTGAGGGAGAATTACTTCAGGTGGCAGAGATCAACTACGAGATGTGGGGAAGGCCGAAGCCGCATGAAGACTTCCCAAAGAAGGGCGACTAGATGTCCGTCTCTGACAGCTTCTTTCTCGATAAGGGCAGTCAACACAAGCTCCGTGAAGAGTTGGCCAGCATCCCCCGCATGATCGGGGAGTTGTCCGTCACCCTCACCCGCCAGGCCCGCATCCAGAGGCCAGGGTTGAGTATGTCCCGACGACCCAAGCCCGAGTCCCAGGTCCCTATCCATATCGGGGCACACAACGCCGCCGACCTACTGCACAACTGTTTAGGTACTTGGGTGAGGCTGGTGTGCGAACAACGAGCCATCGTGTGGGACAAGGGCAACGACATCATCACTCTTGCTAAGTGGTTACGAATCAACATGATCGCCCTAGCCCTCACTGAAGGTTCAGAAGAAGCTTACGAGGACATCAAAGCCGCTATCGATGAGTGCTGGCGGCAGATAGACATCCCCGCCGACGATGACATTGTGATCGACCGCGGACGAGTACACGAAGCGAACCGGCTCGTGGTCACAGCCGGCCAGGTGGAGAAGCTGGCCAACAAGATGGGCGCTATCGGCAAGGGACTGAACAAACGCCGAGTGGAGACCCTAGCGGCACGACGCAAGAACCCCCTACGTCCCTGTGCAGTAGATGGGGACGTGAAGTTCTTCCGGCTAGGGGATGTGCTGGACGCACACCACCGGTCAGATGAGTCAGGAAAGAAGGCGGGATGAGTGAGCTTGGAGAACGGGTAGCTAGGGCGGCGAGGACCGCCAGTGAGGAGATGCGGCAGCTTCTGGAGGCCACATCGAGCGAAAGGCGGCAAGTAGTCGGTGCGCAGAAATTCCGCAAGAAGCCAGTCGAGATCGAGGCCATGAAGTGGGATGGAACCGCTGAAGGTGCGACGCTCGTCATCGACTGGGTACTCGGCGGCGGTGGCACGGCAAGGTACTACACACCGGGGGAATGGGATCAAGGCTTCCCCGTTCGACGGTGGATCGGCGGCGGACCATATCTCGCCATAGACACCCTCGAGGGCCGGATGCTCGCCGATCCCCATTGTTGGATCATCCGGGGCGTAGCTGGCGAGTTCTACCCATGCAAGCCGGACATCTTCGCCGAGACGTACGAGGCTGTGATTACGCAGGCACCCTAAACGCCCGTACTGAGCTGCCATCTTTTTTGTCTAACCACTTTACTTGAAAGTGTCTATGGGTTAGACTAAAGTCATGGTCAGTGAAGAACCCACACGCAAGACGGTCAAGCGCCTCAAGGACGCTGGCTTCGTCAAGGACCGCACCGACGGCAGCCACTCCACGTGGGTGCACCCGTCCGGCGCACGCATCACCATCGCCGACGGTCACCGGACGACCAGCCCCGGCGTTGTCCGCAAGGTGAACCAGGCAATCAAGGAATCCGAGGAGGGATAGGGATGAAGACCTACAGCATCAACGTCGCCCGCGACGGCAAGTGGTGGATGGTAGAGATCCCCGAAATCGACGGACTCACCCAAGCCCGTCGCATCAGCGAGATCGAGGACATGGCGCGCAGCTTCATTGCCGTCGACACCAATACACCCATAAGTGAAGTGGCGGTGAAGATCGCCAAGGTCAAGGTTGGCGACCTCGGGGATGTAGCGCCTCGCGCCCGCAAGATCGTGGCAGAACGTACAGCCGCGGAAGCTGCTGCGGCAGCGGCCTTGGAGGATCTAACCGCACTCGCCCGCGCACTCACTGAAGCCCAAGTGCCCGTGCGCGACTCGGCTGCACTCTTGGATGTTTCGCCACAACGAGTAAGTCAACTATCTAACGCTTAGGGAGTTGAGATGAATACAAAAGTAAACCTAGCCTTTCCTTTTCGCCTCAAGGGCCTTGCGGTTTTCGCCATACTCCTTGTGATAGGCACAGCTCTCTGGCCTGTAGTGGGCGTACCAATCTGGGCGTGGCCCGTCATATGGCCTGTTGCGTGGTTCGTCATCGCACCACTGATGGGCGTTTTTGTGGAACGTTGGTCCAATTAAAGGCAACACGCCACGCTCTATTGACAAAAATGGTGCGACCCGACTGCTAAGCTGACGCCAAGCGCTTTCTATGCGTCAGTTCATAATCCCCCGCCGTCCTCCGGGACTGGCGGGGTTTTTCATATCCCAGAACAACCCCTGCGGTAAGAGCTTCGGGCTCTCAACTGCGGGGGCCTTTTCTATACCCAAACGGAGGTTCCCTCATGCCTCTGTCTCGTGTCCGCTGCTGCATCCCCTGTGGCCGTATCCGCTACACCCCCTGCTCTACAGGGTGTCGAGTAGATCCCGAGAACGACCCAACAAGCTGGACAGAACAGGTGATCGTGAGCGGTGACAATGAGCGCGATTAACTGCCTTGGTTGCGGATCGGAAGTGGGGCAAGACGGGGAGTGTCCGCGCCCGGAACACTGCGGAAACTGCCCACCTTGGGACTGTGACGAATGCGGCCAGCAGTGCTCGATCAACACCACTTGCGGGTGCTGGATTTTCTTTGAAGGCATGAACCTCGCCGACATCAAGGCGGTACTCGCCGCAGCCGATCTGAGTGTCAATGTGGAGGTGCCGCCATGCTCGACAGATTCTTCGCAGCACTAGCCGGCGCCATGGCCCTCTACTCGTGGCCATGTGTGAGCGCATCGCCAACAGGAAGATCCCTGACGACACGGTTCCGAAGTTCATGGACGGCCTGCTGGATATCGCCCGTGACGGCGTTGACCGCGCTGTCGGTGTGGTGCAGACGTCCGCTGACGGTATCGCCGGTAGCGCGGAAGCTGAACTAGGTCAGCTCGGTTCGGAGATTAGGGGAGTGGTCAAAGCGGCCAACCTAATCGACTTTTTCGGCAGCCTGTTCAAACGCTAGAAGTAGACCCCGTCGCGCGCCGGTTTTCACGGAATAATGGGTGAATGAGCGATATTTCTGAACGCGCCAAGGAGTCTTTGGAGGGCGTAACGCGGGGTCCTTGGAAGATGGGCAATCGTCGGCAGCCCGACGTGGTTCACACACCACAAGGCTGCCTATGGCATCCAGAGTTGGGGTTTATCAACCATCACCGCGACGGTGAATTCATCGCTGTGGCACGCCAGTTGATACCCGATCTCATTGCCGAGGTTGAGCGACTGGAAGGCGCGTTGCGGCGCACCAATGCCCGACTTGCCCCTGTAGGCTCCTCGTTCTAATATCGAACACATGTTCGACAAGGTGTCTTACCGTATCGAAGGTGATGGGCCCGTCACAGCGGTACTCACCTACCAAAACCGGGAGTACCGGCACACCTCCCGAACTATGTGGCTGGGACACGAAGACGGCATGCCGCAGGGCAGATTGCAGCTGTCGCCGCACCTTTCGGTGGGTCTTCGCCGCATCAATGGAACCATAGAAGCCACCATCACCGACTCTAAGACTGGTGAAAGCTACACCCTCGCGCCTGAATAGACACCGCGACTTACGCTGCAACTCGGTAAAATTGAGGGATGAGCGACCCAACCATGAGTGGTGACCCAGCCGTGGAGGCTGCACATCGGTCATTTCACCCCAAATACAATTACTCATGGGAAGACAAAACGTCTGGCGTCGCCTCTGCCCGTGAAGCTTTGAGGCCAGTACGGGAATGGTGCGACAAGTGGCTCAATGAACTCTCAATTCGCGGCCTAGGCGAGGCGCTGGACGAGTTGGCGCCGTTGATCTTCACGGCAGAGGAACTGACCGATGACTGAACCATCCCAAGCCCATATAGACCGGGCACGTGAACTCGGTCTCTCTTTCGATCCTTCTGATACATCGGATGAAGAGTTAAGCCGTGCTATCGCAACGTATGAACGGGTTTACATCGAGGCGATGACACAGAAGCAGTCGGGTGTTGAGCCAACTGAGCGCCGCCGCATGTTCGGTCCCGGTTCGATAGACGACGTACGGAATCCAGGATGAGCATCCGAGACACTGTTGGATGGCTGATACATCGTTGTGCCGCAGCGGTCGTTTCAGCTCGACTTCGCATGATGACACACAGTCAAGAGGATTAGCGATGACCGGGCGTCGTCTCGGGGTAGCGATCACCACCCACAACCGCCGAGATGTTCTCCTCAACGCGCTGACGCATTGGATCGAGCACACGCCGGCTGATGTGCCGATTGTTGTTGTGGACGACGGCAGTGACGAGCCGCTGTGCCTGGAGGGCTGGCGCGGTATCCCGCTGCATCGAGTTCCTAGCGTGAGCGTTGTTCGTCATCCACAACCCATGGGTATTGCGGTGGCGAAGAACCGATGCATCGCCGAGCTCATGGACTTGGGGTGCGATCACCTGTTTCTGGCTGACGATGATGTGTGGCCCACGACGGATGAGTGGTGGAAGCCCTACGTCGAGTCTCCGGAACCGCATTTGTCGTTCCAGTGGCCCAGCGGTGGCCGACACAGCGTCACCTACCAGGACGAGCAGCATTTCGCTATCGGATTCCCCCGTGGAGTTCTCCTATATGCCGAACGTCGAGTGATCGACACGGTGGGCGGCATGGACATCGGATATGGGGCGCACGGCGGCGAACACGTCGACTGGTCACAGAGAATCCACGACGCAGGGTTGACGCGATGGCCGTTCGCCGATGTCCGAGGATCACACAACTTGATCTACTCCCGCGACAAAGCCGAAGGAAACCGAACGGGTTCTTCCCGGTTTGAGCTTCCCGAGCGTGCCCGGATGTGCGAGGCCAATGGAAACCGTTGGGGCCACAAGCACCCAACATGGCCGTACTTTCCCTACCGGGAAGGCGAGGGCGTCCAGGACTACCAGTTAGGCCCGTACTTCCCGCCCGCGGAGCATTATTCGCTGCTGCGGCATGTGGTCGGTTTGAGACCTTCCGGTGTGGCTTTGGAGTTTGGGGTGGGTAAAGGCGAATCGACCCGCATCATTGCCGAGCACATGCCGGTGATCGGATTCGACAGCTTCACCGGACTGCCTGAGGATTGGCGCGACGGATTCCCTAAGGGGTCGTTCGCGCATAAACCACCAGCCATCAACAACACTCGCCTAGTGATAGGTCGGTATGCCGACACCCTGCCAGGGTTCACGTTCCCTGAGTGTGGTTTGGTGCATATCGACTGCGACCTGTACTCGTCCACGGCAACAGCTCTGGAATATCTACAGCTCAAGCCTGGAACTTATGTCGTTTTTGATGAGTGGCACAGCTACGACGGCTGCGAAGACCACGAGATGAAAGCCTGGCGCGAATATGCCGACCGCACCGGCATCAACTGGTGTGTGGTTGGGCATTCGCATGAGGCTTGGGCGATTCGGATCACCTAGGGAGTTGTGTTGCGAGTCATCCTCTTTGTGTTCGCGGGCCGTAAAGCCAATATGCAACTACAAGTCCCGTACATCAAACGCATCCTGGCCGAGCATCCGAACGTCGAATACCACGTATGGAACCTCGCCCGCGACCCCAAAGACGCGGAGTATCTGCAAACCATCACAGGCGAGCGGATCACCGTCCGCAACGACTTCCACGGCGGATGTCACTGGACCGGCTTCAACAAGGTGTGGTGGCACTACGCCCAACCCGAATACCGAGACTGTTTGTTCGTCAAGGTCGACGACGACGACGTGTTCTTCGAAACCGCACGCTTCGGTGAATACCTCAAGGCGATAGACAACAACCGCGGCAGCGTCGTCTCCGCGCTGACCGTGAACAACGGCGCCTCAACATGGCTAGAGCCGATGATCTGGCGCGGCTTCGAGAACCTGAACATCCCCTTGTTGGATGTGCACATGTCCGGCGACTACGCCCACATGTCTCACGAGCATTTCCTCGCCAATTGGCGGGATGTGACCGGCCAGCCCAACCAGATAATCCCGACAACGGATTGGTTGTCGATCAACTGCATCGGACTCGACCACCCCACCCTCAAACGCATTGCGGACCTACTGGACACCCCTTCGCCTGCCCATATCGCCGGCAGGGATTGGCCGCCCGGTTTCAAGATCGGTGACGAAGGTGCAGCCAACATGCAGCCCCGAGTCATCCACAGAGGGTTTGTGGTGTCGCACCTGTCGTTTGGACCGCAGCAGCTCCCCGATGAGACATGGGACCTACTGCGCAGGGGGTACGCCAAGGTCGCAGGGGAGTACCTGTGAACATCGCCGTGATCATCCCGTTCCGGGACCGCGGTAAGGACCCTCTAAGGCCCGCGAATCTGCGACGCGTCCTGATGGGCATGGAGGGGCTGTATCGCATCCATGTTGTTGATGACGGCCGCTCGGGCTATGAGTCGTTCAACCGATCCGCCGCATATAACCGCGGTGCCGACATGGTTGACGCCGACGTGCTTGTCTATTGCGAATCAGATCTGCTGGTCAACGCTCTCCAGATTCGGGAAGCGGTCGCGCTGGCTTCGTCGGCGCCAGGTTTAGTCGTTCCGTTCTCACGCTTCATGGCCATTACCCCCGAGGACTCGGTTCGCGTCCGAGACCTTGAGTTAGAGCCCGAACAAGCTGTATCGCATCAGGTCCGCGGCGACCGTCAGTCGATCGGTGCCGTCAATGTCGTGTCCCGGGAATCACTCTCACTCATCGGCCAGTACGACGAGTCGTTTGAGGGTGCTTGGTATGACGACGATGCGATGTGCCGAGCGTTTGAGGTGTGCTGCGGCCCAACCCGCTTCATAGACGGACCGGGATATCACCTGTACCACCTGCCTGGCGCCAGCGGTGATCACCTAACCGCCGCTGATCGTGCCGCCACTGAACGCAACAAGGCCCGCTACCAGCTGTACCGGCAGGCGACAACACCGGAACGTATCCGCGAACTCACCGCAGGGGGTGTGTGATGGCCGACCATCTCATCACCGGCCCTGACGGCACCCAATACACCTTGGCGGAGTGGGTGAACTCCCACATCGTTGGAACGTTTGAGCAGATGCTCCCCGGCGGCAGGACCCGCAAGGGCGGTGCCTGCTCCTGTGGGTGGCGCACTCCACCTTTCGATCCTGTCGGTGGCCGCGCTAAAGCGATGGCCGATGAACATAAGCGTCTAGAAGACCTCGCTGATGAGATGCGAAGGGAGAACGGGTAATGGCAGCCTTCGTGTACTTCACTGTGGCCGACACCTATCAGGCCATCGTCTCTGACGGGTCCGATGACGGTAATGAGCCGGATCTGAAGATGATTTCCGGCACTGTCACTTTCACCCCTTCGGTGAAGGAAGTGCTGGCCACCATCTCCGACATCCCCACCACGGTGCGTTTGGAGCCGATCATTGGCCGTATCGAGGAAGACGGTGTGCTGAAGACTCTCGATTCCACACCAGGTGTGAAGCTGCTCGCCAACACCGAAGCCATCGGGCCACTACCTGAGCTGACGTATCGGGTGGACTTCACGAACGTCGTCTACAACCGCAAGACCAACCAGCGCATCGAACCGTTCCGGTTTGCCGCTGCAACAAGCGCCGTCACGCTGCGCTTGTCTTCGGTTGAACGCCTGCCGCTCTGAGGCTGCAATGAGCGCGGAAACTCTCGCGGCGGTCGAAGCTGCATTGAGGGCGCATATCGCTGACGTAGATGGCGCCAACCATGTTCTGACCGACTGGTTCATTGGCTACGGAACAATGAGCCATGACCCCGATGTGGATAGTGGGATTGGGTACACAAACGCCTACCTAACGTCAGATACATCGCCTCAGGGTGTCATCGGCGTGGCGCATATTGCACTGTCGATCCTCAGTGGCGATCTCGACAGCCGTGACTGACTACCGCATCGGCATAGTGGCCCACAACAAGCGGGCCGCTTCTGCTCATGAGTTGATGGAAGCTACTGGTGCAGCGTTCCTGTCGTTAGACAACGGATCTAAGGGCTGTAACGGCAATCATCGCCACGTACTTGAGTGGCTATCTACCAGCCCTACTGAGTGGGTAGTGGTGCTCGAGGATGACGCGCAGCCTGTAGATGACTTCCGCACACAGCTCGAGGCGGCACTCACCGCGGCCCCTTGTGACATCGTGTCCCTGTATTTGGGTACCAACTATCCGCGTCTATGGCAGCGCGCCATACAACGTGCCACAACCCAAGCCGACCAAACTGATTCACCCTGGCTGGTATCCGAGCATCTGCTGCACGCAGTTGGGTATTGCATCCGCACCACCCTGGTACCTGACCTCCTTGAGGCTCTGCCCGAGATGCCTATCGATGACGCCATCACCACATGGGCCAGAGACCAAGAGCACCGCATCGCCTACGCATGGCCAAGTCTTACGGATCATGAGGACGCAGACACCTTGATCTCCAAGCGCCCTACACGTAACGCCCCACGCAAAGCCCACCGCACAGGCATACGCACCCAATGGGCTGGACCTACAACAGAGCTGGAGTACTGCTGATGCCCGTCCTAGTCTGCTCACGAGGCAAGGAATACGTACACCCATCAGGCACGCACTACCTATCCAGTCCCACCAATGTGCTGCACATCTTCAATGGTGAAACCAACGTCGCGTCCTACCGTGAATGGGACTACGCCTGGATACCCAACGGAGAACCCGGCACAGGCCAACACGTTGACAACACCATCAACTTCAACGGGCCGGTCAGCTCCTCCACCGTGGAGGAGCAGCAGAAGAAGCGCGCGCGTCTGCAGTTGTCCCGAGACGGACATGCCCCGCGCACCTAAGGTCTGCTCCCACAAAGACTGCACCGAGCTCGTGCACGGTGATACGCGCTGCCCCCAACACAAGGTAAGCGGCTGGTCCTCCAGTCCACGCACCGCATCGGCAGGACGCACAGGAACCAGCGCATGGAGACGCACCAGAGCCTACGTCCTACACCGCGACAACCACACATGCCAGATACGCGGACCACGATGCACCACCCAAGCCACCGAAGTCGACCACATCAAACCAGTCAGCCTCGGCGGCACAGACTTCGCAATCAACTGCCAAGCCACCTGCCACACCTGCCACGCCTGGAAAACCGCCCAGGAAGCCAACACGGCCCGGCAATGACCCCAGAACACAAGGTGCGCCCGCGATAGGACGGAGGTCTTCGGCATGACCTCTACCTATAAGGAAAGCCTTGTTCATATCCGAAGGGCAGCTGCCATTCTGGACGAAATCAAGGTGGCAGCTGGTTGTGTTGACTGTGGGTTTAATACCTGGCCCGAGTCCCTCCACTTCGATCATGTTGATCCACTTACCAAGCAGCTAAGCCTTGGATGGGTGCATGATCGCTCAAAGCTGAAGACACGCAACAAACTCAATCGATACATCGATCATGTATCGAAGTACTGTGTCGTCCGATGCGCTAACTGTCATGCTCACCGCACTCAGTCCGAGAGGCAATGGCTTGTCCGCCGGGATGAATATTCAATCGCTCGCTTGGCCGACCCAACTCTCTTCTGATCACCGCCCAAGAGTGGGGGGGCATCCACCCCCACCCCACCCCACGCCCGGACATCGGCCAGACGCCGTCTTTTCGGTCTGTACGGGTTCCCCAGCTTTTCCGGCCCCGAAACGGGGCGTCCAAGTCCCGAAACGGGAGGTTGATGATGCCTGGACCCACCAAGAAAGATCCGAGTCTGGTTGCTCGGCGCAATAAGACGACGACCAGGGCTGTTTTGTCTGCCGATCACGACATTGAAGCGCCCGAGCTCCCTGCGGAGATCGCGTGGCATTCGATGACAAAGCGTTGGTGGGCTGATATTTGGTCGTCGCCGATGGCTCCCGAGTATGCGGAGTCGGACATCAACGGTTTGTTGCGTGTGGCGATGCTGTACACCGACTTTTGGTTGGCGGAGACAGCGAAAGAGCGGGCTGAGATTCAGGTTCGGCTCGAGAAGGCCGATGTCGACTACGGAACTAACCCGATGGCTCGGCGCCGGCTGGAATGGCAGATCGAGCAGTCGGAGGATTCGAAGGCAAAGGGACAGAAGCGCCGCGGCGTCCCCAACCCCGCCCCGATGCCAGAACCCGACTCCGATCCGCGGCTCAAGCTAGTCCAATAGTCCCGCCATGGCGGTTCTGATTGTTCCGCCGCTCGACCTGTCCTATCCAACCTTGGGGCCGCAGGTCTGCCAGTTCATCGAAGAGCGGATGGTGTTCGGCCCCGGATCCCTATCGGGGCAGCCGGCACGCCTCGATGACGAGAAGCGCGGCATCATCTACCGCCTCTACGAGATCTACCCGCAAGGGCACCGGCTTGCGGGGCGGCGCAGGTTTCAGCGCGGAGCTATCGAGGTCCGTAAGGGGCTGGCGAAAACCGAGCTCGCCGCTTGGATATCGGGTTGCGAGCTGCACCCCGAGGCTCCGGTTCGGTGCGACGGGTTCGACGCCAGCGGCAATCCGGTCGGCCGGCCCGTGGAGTCGCCCGTCATTCCGATGATGGCGGTCACCGAGGAGCAGGTGGAAGAGCTCGCGTACGGCGTGCTCAAGTATGTGCTCGAAAATGGGCCTGACGCGGAACTGTTCGTGATCACTAAAGAGAAGATCATCAGAAAGGGCTGGAACGGAACCGAAGACGGCTTTGTCGTCGCGGTATCCAACGCCCCCGGATCTCGAGATGGTGCGCGAACCACCTTCCAGCACTTCGACGAACCACACCGACTGTTCATGCAGCGGATGCGGGACGCGCACGAAACGATGCTCCAGAACATGCCGAAGCGTCCCCTTGAGGATCCGTGGACGCTGTACACCTCCACCGCCGGGCAGCCGGGGCAGAACAGCATCGAAGAGGATGTTCTCGCCGAAGCGGAAGCTATCGACAAGGGTGAGGTTGACGACCCTAGCCTGTTCTTTTTCCGCCGATGGGCCGGCGACGAGCACCGCGACCTATCTACGGTGGAGAACCGGATCGCAGCCGTCGCAGACGCTACTGGCCCCGTAGGGGAGTGGGGCGTAGGCCAGTTTGAGCGGATCGCAAAGGACTACGACCGCAAGGGCATCGACAAAGCCTATTGGGAACGGGTGTGGCTGAATCGGTGGCGCAAATCTGGCTACCAGGCATTCGACATGCTCAAAGTCGAATCCCTCCGATTCCAGGATGAAGACAAACCATGGGGTCCGATACCGGACGGCGCATTCGTCACTGCAGGGTTCGACGGCGCGAGATTCCGTGACGCCACCGCACTCACCATCACGGATATCGAGACCGGACGGCAGATGCTTCTAGGCTGCTGGGCGCGCCCCGAAAACGCTGAGGACTGGGAAGTCCCAGAGGACGAGGTCACCGACCTAGTCACGGACATGATGTCCCGGTATGAGGTGTGGCGCCTCTACTGCGACCCGCCGCACTGGACAGAAACGGTCGCTTCATGGGCGGCGCGGTTCCCGGATCAAGTTGTCGAGTGGTTCACGCAGCGAAAGACGCCTATGGCTGCCGCGGTCAGGGCGTATGTCGAAGCTATCGACTCGGGGATCGTCACTTATGGCGAAAACGCCTGGCAAGACACGCTGATTAAGCATATGGGAAACGCTGGACGGCACGAGTTGAAGCTCCTTGACGACCAGGGAGCTCCGCTGTGGATCCTCCAGAAGCAAGACGGGCGCCTCGAGGACAAGTTCGACGCCGCAATGTCCGCGGTCCTGTCATGGACGGCATGCGTGGACGCTCGACGATCCGGGGCTAAGCCGCGACCGAAATCTTATGTGCCGAGGCGCATCTACTAAATGACAGAAGGGAGTCCCATGGCGTCTACACCAGAAGAATGGCTCCCCATCCTGACCAAGCGCATCGACGACAACATGCCGCGAGTCCGGCTCTTGGACCGGTATGTGTCCGGCGACGCACCGCTACCGGAGCAGTCGAAGAACACGAAAGCATCCTGGAAGGCCTTCCAGAAGATGTCCCGCACCAACTGGGGCATGCTGATACGAGACTCTGTTTCTGATCGCATCGTGCCAAACGGAATCACGGTAGACGGGTCTGCGGACTCGGAAATCGCCAAGCAGGCACAACGCATCTACCGCGATAACCGTATGGATGCCGTTGTGCGGCAGTGGCTCGACTACGGGTTGACATTCCGTGATTCGTACCTGACTTGCTGGCAGGGAAATGACGGCCAGGCGATAATCACCGCCGATTCCCCCGAAACCATGTACGCCGCAGTAGATCCACTGCAGCCTTGGCGAGTACGTGCCGCGATCCGCTACTGGCGCGACATAGACGAAGAGAAAGACTTTGCGTTTGTCTGGGTGAACGGTGCGCGCCAGAAGTTCTCACGCCCCTGCTACGTGCAGAACATCAACTCCAAGCGCCTCATGACCAGAATCTCAGGCGGTTGGGAGCCTGAAACCAACCCGATCGAGACAGACGGCGCCCCACCTGTGGTTGTGTACACCAACCCGGGTGGAGCAGGGGTTTTCGAAACCCATATAGATCTCATCAACCGCATCAATTCTGGCGTTCTGCAGCGCTTGTCGACGATGGCGATGCAAGCGTTCCGTCAGCGCGCTCTAAAGAAGGAGGGCGACAAGCCCCTACCTGCGGTCGATGACAAAGGCAACGCCATCGACTATGCGGCCATCTTTGAACCAGCCCCCGGAGCGCTGTGGGATCTCCCACCAGGTGTTGACATTTGGGAGTCCGAGACAACCGATGTGAATCCCATGCTAGCCGCGTCGAAAGAAGACATCAGGCAGCTCTCAGCCGCCACGAAAACTCCGCTGCCAATGTTGATGCCCGACAGCGCGAATCAGTCGGCAGAGGGCGCTATGAACACCGAGAAGGGCTTCATCTTCAAGTGTGAAGCCTGTCTTGCGGTAGTAAAACTCGGCCTGGAAGCCATCATCGTTAAGGCACTGGAGACCGAAGGTGTCGCTAACGTCGGCAACATAGAGGTGTCATTCGAGGCACCAGCCCGCGTGACCCTGTCCGAAAAGTACTCTGCCGCAGCACAAGCATCGGCGGCAGGGGAGTCGTGGGGCTCTATTGCGCGGAACATCCTCAAGTACTCACCCGATCAGATTGCGCAAGATGAAAAGGATCGGGCCAAGGAAGCGGCGATGGCGCCACAAGTAGCGCCACCTGCTCCACAAGACTTCCCCCAGTAGGGGGTTCGCCCGTACGGGCGCCACCAATGCGAAACGCAAAGGAATTTCACATGTCTGATGTGACCCCGAATGACATGCCGGGAGCCGTAACGGAACCGGGCGAACCAGAAGGAACCGTAGACGCCATCAAGGCGCCGAAATCCGAAGCCAAAACCGATGGTTTGACCGCCGAGGAACGGCAAGAGCTGGACAGACTTCGCGCCACCCGCGTTGAGGAACGACGCTGGGAAAAACGCGCGAAGGAGAACTACGACGACGCCACCAAGTGGCGCGAGCTCATCGAGAAGAGCGGCGGAGACAAGAAAGAGTTCGACCCCAGGGCCGAAATCGACAAGATCCGAGCCGAACTGACCACTGAACGCACCGAACGGTTGCGATCAGAGGTCGCCAGAATCACCGGAGTTGACCCTGAGGACATCAAGGGTGGCACCGAAGAAGAGATGCGCGATTCTGCCGAACGGTGGAAGACGCGTTTCAATGCTCGACTCGAAGAAGCGATCAAGTCGAAGTCCGCACCGGCGGCAGCGCCGGCAGCCGAGGTTACTTCAGACAAGAAAGTCACCGGTCCCAAGCAGTTGACCCGTGACGAACTCAAAAACATGACCCGTCAGCAACGCCTCGAAGCCTACAAGGCTGGACAGGCTGACGAGCTGATGGGGCGAATCGACTGAAAGGAGCCATAAATCATGGCCGCTGACAATTTCATTCCCGAAATCTGGTCGGACTTCATCCTTGAGCGCTACATCGCCAAGAATGTCTTCGCCGCCCTCCTGGATCGCAAGTACGAAGGTGACGCCACCAAGGGCAACACCATTCACGTACCTGGCGTGGTCGCCCCCGCGGTCAAGGACTACAAGGCTAATAGCCGCACCACCACGGCAGACGCCATCACCGACACCGGCATCGACATCCTCATTGACCAGGAGAAGAACTTCCACTTCTATGTCGATGACATCGATGACGCGCAGGCTAACCATGGCCTGCTGCCGCTGTACACCGACGCCGCAGGCGATTCGCTGGCAGCGGATGCCGACGAGTTCATCGCGGACATGTTGGTGGCCAACGCTACTGGTATGCCGTGGTCGTCCAACCCAACCACTGGTGATGGCGCGTTCAACGTAGTCAAGGATGCCCGCAAGCTGATGAACAAGGCCAATGTCCCCGACGACGGCCTGCGGGTTGCGGTTGTGAATGCCGAGTTCGAAGCCCTGCTCTTGGGGGCGGATTCGAAGCTGACCAGCTTCGATACTTCCGGCGACACGGCGGGTCTGCGCAGCGCCACTGTTGGAAAGTTGCTCGGCTACCGTGTGGTGACCTCGAACAACCTGCCCGAGTCCGACTCGCCGCAGGCCGTGTTCTTTCATCAGCGTGCCGCGGCGTTCGTGTCCCAGATCGACAAGGTTGAGGGATACCGTTCGCACAACAAGTTCGCCGATGAGGTTCGTGGCCTTCACGTGTACGGCGGCAAGGTCGTCAAGGCCCCCGGCGTACTCGTCTTCAACCGGGCCGGCAGCTAGTGCTGGCATCTCCCGCTGACGTCGCCCACGCCTTAGGGCTGGACGATGCGAACGAGCTCACCGCCTCCCAGCAGGCCCGTGTCGAGGGCTTGTTGGAGAGGGTGTCTCGAAGGTTTCAGCGGGAGGCCGGACGAACCCTGACCGCAGGGGCGGTGACCGTGCGTGCACTCACGGTGGAGGGCCGGGTACATCTACCGGACCCCCCGTCTGGGGACACTGTTACGGTCACCGACCTCTACGGGAACACGCTCGAAGGTGTCATCGAGGGCGACTACGTAGATGTCACCCGCAACGGGTGCCCTGTCGCCACGGGTGAGATCCTTGTCGTCGAATACACCCGAGATGAGCCGCCCCAGGCCGCAATAGATGCGGTAGCGGCGATCGTCGCGCGCCACCTCACGGTGGAACCCGGTTCACCCGAATCGAAGTCCACCGACCTCACCGCGGGAGTGGACTTTCGGCAGCGTCTTGCCGACTGGGTATCCGACACATCCTTGTTCACCGACGAGGAACTAGCGGAGGCGAGAAGCTACCGCTACCCCGTCCCTAATGTGATCATCCACCGCCTGTGACCTTCGAATCACTGGCCAGGATCCCGGTCACGTACACCCCATACACGGGTGTCACACAGGATTCCCTAGGGAACGATGTTCCCTCATTCGGGTCGACAGTGGACCTGAAGGCGTACTCGTATGCCCCGCACCGCACCGAAGACACGGACGGGCACACCTCACGCGACATCGCAGAAGTCGATCTAGCCATGCCCCCCATGACCGTTGATCTGATGTCCCGATTCGGGATCAACGGGAAAACCTACGAGGTGGTAGGTGAACGCGACGAAACAGGCGGATTCCACGGCTGGAAGCCAGGAATCATCGTCGAGCTGAAAAGGGTGACCGGATAGTGGCCCAGTTCAAGCTGAATCGCAAGGCGCAGAGCGAATTGACGAAGGAAATCGTCGAAAAGGTGTGCGTGCCCATGATGCAGCGGGTCGCTGACGCCTGCAATCAAGAAGCGGGACTGGAAGACGGATTCCGCGTCTCGGTAGAAGGCGATGATCCTTTGGATAAGCGCGACTACCGGGCCACCGCCATCGCCGCAACGGCAGAGGCCATCCGGTACGACCACAAGCACGACGCACTGCTACACAACTTCGGCGAGGCTGGCTGATGTTCGCCTACCACGCCCAAGTGGTCAGGGACTGGCTGGATGAAAACATGCCGGTTCGGGTATCCACTGACGTTCCGAAAACGCGCCCAGCGCAGCTGATCACGATCGATTCAGCGCCAATCTCTAGCGGATATTCGGGAGCCAAAGCCCGCGTACTCGCACGGCGCCGCCTGATCATCTACTCGTGGGGCGCCAACGAACTCGACGCCTACAACCTGATCGAGCAGACGCGTGAATGGCTCCTCAAACTCCCCGGCAAGGGTCGCGGAGTGCACGCTGTAGACATCGCAGGGGAACCTGCCCGCCGCGATGACATCGAAAGCGAAACGCGACGGTTCGTGATGACCGTCGATGTAGTAATGCGTTCAAATCCCTGAATTTACAACTAAATACACCCTTTCAAAGGCTCGGCTGCACCGATCTGCTTCTGAAAGGGGCACATCATGGCTGAAGAAGTCGGCAACGTTTTCGCCGCAGAGCCGTCCGCCGCTGGGGCCGCGTTCGTCGCCCCGCTCGGAACTACCCTCCCAACCAGTGTCGACGGAGTGCTCGATGCCGCGTTCGTCGGTCTTGGGTATGTCGGCGAGGACGGTATCACTGAAACATCGGAGCGGTCCACCGATGAGAAGAAAGACATGGGTGGCCGCATCGTCAAGGTGCTGCAGACCGAGTACAACCACTCGTTCAAATTCGTCCTCCTGGAATCGCTGAATGCCGATGTCCTCAAGGCGATCTACGGTGCATCAAATGTCACCGTCACCCCCGCTGACGGTACTCACGGCACCCAGGTGAAGGTCCGCAAGACCAGCAAGAAGCTGCCCCACCAGACGTGGGTGTTCGACACCATCGACTCGGAGCTGTCCGCGAAGTACCGCAACTGCGTCGCCGACGGACAGGTCATCTCCGTTGGTGATGTGACCTTGGCCAGCAAGGACACCATCGAATACGAGGTGGAACTGAAGGTATTCGAGTCGTCCACCGGTGAGTACGTGACCACGTACACCGACGACGGACGGATCGCGGGCTCCTAATAGACGCGGCGGGGCCGAATTCCCCTGCAGCCGAGCGCGGCCCCGCCGCTCTCCAAGCGCCACGGCTGCACACAAACCCCTTGAAAGGGCGCTCATGGCTGCAAAAAACGCGACACCCTACGTCCACACCGTGGAAATCGAAGGCGTTGAGAAGAAGATCAACCTCAAACCCTTCGGGTCCGTTCCATCTGGTATTATTCGGCGTAACCGCAAGAACCCCGAGCAGGGTATGTGGGAAATCATAGAGTGGGGCGCGGTCTCGGAAGCCGATCTCGCGGTGTTCGACGAGCTGCCCCTAACTGAGGTGGAAGACTTGTTCACCGCCTGGCAGGAGGCCGGACAGGTAACAGTGGGGGAATAGTCGCGCTTCTCGACCTCATCGAGAAGCATGGCACCGCACTAGAATACGACCTCATCAAAGACGGGCTACGCCTACGTGACTGCCCGTCTGACGAATTCAACTGGCGCGATCTATGGGTGTATGTCAATCACCCGGAAGAGACAAGCGCCCTGTGGAAGTCCAGGAACCCGAAGTATGCGGGCTGGACTCTCACCACCCGCCTTCTGGCGATTATCGCTAACGCGCTGCGCTGGCTGGTGTGGGCGAAAACCAAGGATGGACACCGTAACCGGAACCGTCCGGTGCCAATCGGCCCGGATATGGGCGATCAGCAGTCACGCCCCGGTCTGAAAGTCAAAGCCGCGCCCCTCTCGAAGGTCAAAGAGCTACTTGGCCTTTCGAGTGAAGAGCGGCGCGAGAAGAAACTGCGAAACCTGTTCGGAAATTAGGAGGTGACACATGGCTGTTGAACTTTCATCGGGATATGTGTCGGCCACCGTCAGGTTCGATGGGGTCAACAGGGGCATCAGTAAGTTCTTTGACAACGTCCAGAAGCAGGCGATCGGCGCGGGAAAGAGGACCGGCTCCGCATACGCTAAAGCCCTTGCCGACGAGGCGAAAACCGCTGCGGATCAAGTTAAAAAGATCTCCGAAACGGTCGCCAAGTCTCGCGACAAAGAAGCTGACGCCGCAGGCAAGCTCAAGGTGGCCCTCGAGAAGCTGAATGAGGCTCGCGAGGCGGGAACCAAGGGCTCGAAGCTCACTGCCCTGTCCGAGGCGCATGCGTCGGCGATGCGTAAGCAGCAGGCCGCGGCTAGTGAACTCGCCAAAGATTTGGATGCGGTAGCACGCGCCCAGAAGCGTGCCTCCGACGCGCAGTCCGCGATCGACAAGTCGTCCAAGCCGATACGTAACCAGGTATCCAGGCTCCTCTCTGGCTCATCTGACGCGGCAGGACGTGAAGGTGGGCGTGCTGGCCGCTGGTTTGGCGACTCGTTCTCCAGTGCACTACGCACAACCGGGATTGTTGCCGCAGGTACCGCGGTAGGAAACCTGGCCGCCAATGCGATGACCAAGGCCGCCAACCTGGCCACAAGCGGTGTTTCGGCGATCGTCACCAAGGGTTTGGACTTCGAGAAGACCATGAACACCCTCTCGGGTGTCACAGGTGCTTCGGCAGACGTGATGCAGCGGTTCCGTGACACCGCCAAGGCTCTCGGTAACGACATGACGTTGTCGAACACCTCGGCTGCCGATGCGGCGCAGGCCATGACGGAGCTTGCCAAAGCCGGTTTCTCGGTGGATGAGTCGATAACCGCAGCCAAGGGCACCCTGCAACTAGCCGCCGCCGCGCAGGTGAGTGCCGGACAAGCTGCCGAGATCCAAGCCAATGCGCTACAGGCATTCGGATTGAAGGCTGACTACGCCTCTAAAGCTGCCGATGTGCTGTCCAATGCCGCTAATGCATCATCGGCAGAGATAACCGATGTCGCGTTCGCTCTTCAGGCTGGCGGTTCTGTCGCTCGACAGACGGGGGTGTCCCTCGAGGACACTGCGGCGAGTATCGCACTGTTGGCTAACAACGGAATTAAGGGTAGTGACGCTGGAACCCTGCTGAAGTCGGCGCTTTTGAAGCTCTCTGCCCCGAGTGACCAAGCCTCGGGGGCGCTGCAAGAGCTTGGCGTGAGCGCTTTCGATGCGCAGGGCAATTTCGTTGGCATGGAGGCGCTGTTCGGTCAGTTGCAGGCCGCGTCCAAGCGTATGACGCCCGAAATGTACGCGATGGACACCGCCCTCGCATTCGGATCGGATGCCGCACGCCTGGCAGGTGTGGCAGCCAAGGACGGCGCAGCAGGATTCGACAAGATGCGCGACGCCATGAACCAGGAAGGTTCAGCCTCGAAGCTGGCGGCTGCGCAAAACCAGGGCCTACCGGGTGTCATTGAGCGGCTGAAGAACGCTGCGGAAACCCTGGCCATCACATTGTTTGAGAAGATCCAAGGCCCGTTGTCGAGCATCGGCGATGGACTGACCGGCTTCACGAACAAGATGCAGGACGCTTTCGAGAACCCTGCCGTGAGCCAAGCCGCGGGGAATATCGGAGCTGCGCTGTCCACCATCGGAACTGCGTTCGGAAACGTGCTGTCGGCTGTCGGCCCGTCGTTGGTGAGCGGACTATCCGATGCGGTCAACCTCATCGTCCGTTTCAAGGACTTCCTCATCCCCCTGGTGGCGGGTCTGGCCGCATACAAGACAGTGATGCTGGCCATCACAATTGCCACCAAGGCGTGGGCTGCTGTGCAGGCGCTGTTGAATATTGCACTCACAGCGAACCCGATCGGCCTGATTATCGCCGCGATCGCCGGTTTGGTGGCTGGAATTGTCCTGCTCTACAACCGCAACGAGACATTCCGAAAGATTGTCCAAACCACTTGGGCGGCAATAAAGACAGCAATATCGGCAGTGTGGAATTGGCTATCGACCACCGTATTCCCCGGCCTGAAACTGGCATTCACCGCTATCGGGACCGCCGCCACCTGGTTGTGGAATAACGCGATAACCCCGGCCTGGAATGGCATCAAAGCCGTCATCGGTGTCGCGTGGGAGGTTGTCTCCGACATCTTCAACAACTGGGTGCGGGTCGGCCAGCTCGTCGGACAAGGCGCAATGTGGTTGTGGAACAACGCAATACAACCGGCATGGGACGGAATCAAGAACGCGATCAGCGCCGCATGGGACTTCGTTTCACCCATACTCGATAAGTTCTCCGCCGGATGGGATGCACTCAAATCGGGCATTTCCAGCGCCTCCAGCGCGATCAAAGATGCTGTCACATCCGCATTCTCAGGACTAGCCTCAGTCATCAAAGCGCCCCTGAAATTGCTGGGCACATTCCTTGCCTCTATCCCGTCTGAGGTGTTCGGGTTCCAGATTCCCGGCGCCGACAAACTCAACTCATGGGGTAAATCCCTACAGGGCTTCGCCGCAGGCGGATTGGTGCGCGGACCCGGCTCGGGTACTTCTGATTCCATCCTGGCGTGGCTGTCCAACGGCGAAGGCGTCGTTACCGCTAAGGGTATGAAGCACGGCGCGGGCATCGTGGCCGCACTGAACTCAGGTTGGGTGCCATCTGCTGCATACCTGGCCGACATGATGCGCGCCCCGGGCTACGCCGAGGGATTGAACCCTGGCGCGGATTATCTGCGGTCCCTGGTGATGCGGATGTGGCCGCAGATCAAGACCATCGGCGGCAGGCGCTCCGAGGATGGATACGGCGAACATTCGTCGGGCAACGCCATCGACATCATGATCCCCGGCTGGGATACGCCCCAAGGCAAGGCGTTGGGTGACGCGGTCGCGGCGTTCATTGCCAAGAACGCGTCAGCGCTGGGGCTTGACGGATTCATTTGGCGTCAGCAGAGCTACGGATATGGCGGCTCGCTGACCTCCGGTAAGCAGATGCCCGACCGGGGTAGCAGCACCCAGAACCACATGGATCACGTGCACGTGATGCTAGGCAAGGGCCGGGGTGCTGGCGCCGCGGCGGTGGGGCTCCCGACAAGCAGCATTTCCCTTCCCTCCGGCGGCGGTTCGGTATCCGCTTTGGGATTCGGGGGCTCATCGGGATCTGCGGGATCCTCGGGTGCCAGCCCGAAGCAGGTGCGCGAAGCCGACGACCGTATCAATGACCTGTCCAACCGCCTGGACGTGACCGAGCAGGAACTAGCCGACCTCGAGTCCAATCCTAAGGCGAAAGAGACGACCAAGCAGCGTAAACGCGACATGGTCGACAAGCTCAAGCGGGATCTTCAGCAGGCGAAAGACGACCGAAATGCCCTCGGTTCAAGCGGGTCTGGCGGTGGATTCGGTGGCGGCAACAACCCATACGCCAAGATCGCCGAGGGTCTGGCTGAAATCATGCCGGATGCCGGGGGCCTCGCTGACATCGGCATCGGTGGACTCAAAGAGTCCCTTCTGCCCCCAGGATTCTCCGACCCCACCCAATGGGGATTGGTACAAGCTGGCTCTACTCTGCTGAAGTTCTTTGGCGGGCTGCGCAATAACTCGGATGGGAAACCCCTACTTGGTGAGGGCGGGGCGTTGTTCGCCAATATCGCCGGATCTGCCATGACTGGATCCGGGAGCGGGATTGTCGATGCCATCAAGACAATCATTCCGGCTCCGTTCGGCAGCATGGACGCCGCGCAACTCCAAGGTGCGCCAGGGGATATCAACCCCGTCATCGCAGGTGCTCAAATCCCAGGCACTGGCTTCGGCGATATGGGTTCGGCATTCTCCAGCGGCAGCGCCGGTCCCGCACAGGGCGGAAATGGCGCAAACGTCGACCAGTCCATCAACTTCAACGCCCCCGTAGGAACCGGCGTCGATCAGGCGATGCAGAAGTCGCAATCAGCCCAAAACCAGCAGTGGCGGCAGAACTTCGGAACACGAACCGGACCAGTGGGGTAGTAGATGGCTCTGTCTAACCCGTGGATCCACGGCCCGGAAACCGGCGAAGACTTCACGCAGCTCCCGCCGCACCTTCAAGGCGTGGAAACGAAGATCGTATACATCGGTGTCGTTCATCCGATCCACAAGAAGCGGTTCACCTGGAACCTCTTGGGTTCACACAAGGGCCGCGAGGGCATTGTGATGGCGCCCGTCGCCACCGGGTTGTTCCACACCCCTTTCGAAACACTCATGTCCGAGGGGCCGTACCAGATCGGTGCCGAACCAGAGCGCACCGACTGGAAGAAACGCATGATTTCCATCGGCGTTCACGTGAATCCCGATATCGCCCCCTGGATAAGCGGCAGTAGCAGCAGGGTCATTGACACCCCGTTCCGGTACCGGATGATCGAGGAACGCTGGTGGGGTTCATGGTCGGCCACCGAAGACGGATATCTGGGGGTGTTTACCCGCACCCATGGGTGGCGGTGGCTGCGGGTCAGGCTCGCTGAAGAGCCGAAAGACCCGTGGGAACTCGACCCGGTGGCATTCGGCAACAACTTCATGACATGGAGCATGAATATCGTTGCCACGCAGCCATATTTCGCTAAGCGGACAGAGTTCAAGACGTGGCAGAACGATGTCGAAACCTCCACACTGTGGGACAAGATCGAGGACCTGCTCAACGAGTTCATTCCCGGGCTGGATGTGGGTGAAGGCGCCATTCGTGTGCCGAACCGCGGAGACATCGCCGTCTACCCGAAGTTCTTGGTGTCCTCGCCAGGTAAATGCTGGATTCAAGAGGGTGACCGGTGGGTCGAGCTGCCGCTACTGAGCCCGCAAGACGGCTACGTGATGGTAGATACCGACCCAAACGCGCAAACACTCACCGCAACAACAGATCCAGTGGACCCGCTGTTCATGCGGATCCAGCGTAACTCTCAACTCCTAGATGTCCTTCTACATGACCTGCTTTCCATCACCCTGCCGGTGTGGAGGCGTATGGAGGACCGATTCACCGAAGCATCCAAGATCCCGCCCCGCACGCTCGCGGCGGTCAAGGTGCGCCACTCCAACGCTGACGGGCGGGTCACCATGTTTGTTCCCCAACGCTATTCAAAGGGCTTCGCGTAGCAGTGTCAGGTGATTGGTCGGTCGATCTGACCGACTTCACAAGCCTGCAAGGAATCCTGGACCGGCTGCTCCGCGAGACGCAGACCACCCCAGACCTCGGCGACCCGATGGTGGCATACCGCTATCTCAACGCGCGCCGGCAGGCGATGAAGGATGCCTACAAACAGCGCCCCCTTCTTCGGATCTGGGACAAGCACCATCGCTACATCGCCGACTTGGCTGGCGAAAAGTCAGTTGTTGTCGAGGAAGTCATGGCGGACTCCGGTACCGCCACCGTCGTCATCAAGCACTCCAACTTGCTGTCCAAATTCCTGCTCTACGACCGCCGCGCTGAAGAAGATATCCAATTCACGCTAGATCCAAACCCCACCAACCGTTCCTGGCAGAACCGTTGGGGCGGAAAGATCGTGAACGTCAACGCAGTGCGCGACAAAGACGGGTTGCACACCGTTGAGCTTGAGATGATGCACAACCGGGAACACGCAAAACACATTCTCGGTGGCGCCAATCCTCTACTCCCGCCGGAAATTCAGTTCCCGAAGATGTTCTTCCTTCCCTGGAACATGCGCACAGCCGGTTCGATCATCATGTTCCTGAACCTGGCTCGCCAGTTCTTTCCGCTCTTGAGTATCCCCACGAACATCTTCAATCCTGGCGCTTGGCTAGGGGTTCGGGACATCATCGGCGGCCTGAACCCGTTGGCGTGGCCTATCCAGGTCCAATTCGTCAACCCACTGTTCGACCAGTCTCGTACCACGATCCTGTCGTCCCGCTGGCAAGACCTGCACACCGTCCTTGCGGCACCGATGCAGGACGCAGGCTGCATGCTGCGCGCCTACACCTGGCTGACCGAAGACGACACCTCGCCGCACCCAGAACTGGGGGCACTCGGGGATGCGCTGGCACGCCCCACCCGCAACTGTGTGGTCTTCGCATTCGAAGACAAGTCCGGGGTTACCGGGCCAACGGGGACCTTGATTGACGGCCCTCTGCGTCTAATCGCTGAGACCGCAGACGATTTGATCACCAACGCCATCGTCCCGCCCGACATGTACGACGAAGACGGCGACGGCAAAACCGATCCACTGATCAGGAAATGGCTGGGGTTCGCCCCCGCTAAGCCCAAGGTTGTTTTCCGCGAGGGGGAATACACCGGGATCATCGACGCTAAGCGGTCCATGAAGGGATCGACAGCAAAGACTGTGATGACGGGCTCCCGGTCACCGGCATGGCTGAATCAACTCCAAACATTCGGCATCAAGTACGGGCTGTCCCAGCTGTCCGCGGTCGTCAGCTATGTGATCGGCGCCTACCAGCAGCCCGGAACCCCCGGTTTGGAGGAGCTATACCAAGGGCAGCTGGATAACACGCTGTTCGCATGGCAACGATTCACCGATCCGCGCCGCGTCCTGCTCATGGGCGACCTGGGGTTTCTGGAGCATTTCGAGCAAGGCCAAGGGACCGCCTACACGTCAGCGGGAATCCTGGATCTGCGCAACGGGCATTGGAAGACAAGGGCGTTCGTCAGCTTCAAGACAAGTATCCGAAACGGCATGCCTTGGATAGCCGATGAGCATTTCACGCTCGGTGACAGGGTCGCGTTCCAGTTGGGAAGCGTCCTGCACGTCGACCAAGTGTCGGCGATCCGCCGCTCATACGACGCTGACTCGCCACTACTGGTTGAACTTTCGCTCGGCCAGGACTTGGACGAGGAAGACCCAGTAGCCAAGTCGATGCGCACCCTCGCGGGCTTCTGGAACCTCGCCGGAACCTTCTTCGGTTCCGACTCAATGTTCTGAGTAAAGGAACGAAATTGGCTGCAGATAAGTACGTTCCGCGTGCCTTACAAGCCTATGCGGAGAAGCAGAAGGCCCAGGACGCGCAGAAAGCGGAGATGGAAAGCGCCTATCAGGATTTTCTGACGGACTGCCACTACCCGCAGGACAAAGACGGAAACCGCATGGACTCGGCGCATTTCGTGTGGCTTGTGGGTTACCACATGATCCGGTGCGGGTGGCGGCGCTCGGCGCAACCCCTCATCAAACCGCGGGCCGTCGAGGCGCCCGGGGTAGTTGAAGGCGCGATCGAGTGGGTTCCTGTCGACGCCCCCGACGACCCCTTGGAGGGCGTCGAGAACATGACGTTCGCGCAGATCAACGCCCTACCGGAGTGGCTGAAACGCAAAGCGATACAGCGACTCAATGGCAATCAAGACGCAGATGACGACCTACCCGAAATGGCTGAACCGGCATGGCGGGTGACTCCGAACATCGCCATCAAAGATGAGCGACCCATCGGGGATGACTTCGTGAAGGGAATCGAGAATGGCTGAACCGGGCGATACCCCCTACCTTGGGTCGATCCTTGCGCGCCTGCACTTCTGGGGTGTCGTCTCCGACATGGACGTGCCTGGTGGCGTCACGGGCACATTCGAGCTTGCCGACCAAGACGGCGCAGTCACCATGGACGCCCTCGTCGGCCCTCCTGGTCCTGCTGGTGAGAATGCCCCCATCGTCAAGATGCAGTATCAGTCCAGCATCGACGACCCCGCCGATCTTCCCCAAAACCTCACCGACGATCCGATTGATATCGGAAAAGCCTGGTGGGTAGGCAACATCGTCTACCTGTGGGACGGCGAACACTACGTCCAGAAGCAGATGGGCACACAAGGCCCCCCGGGACCGCTGCCGAACATTACGCCCACGGTCCAACTACTGGACCCGGACAACCCGAGTTTGACATCGGAGATCATCGTTTCGGGCACCTCCGCCAACCCGACATGGCTCCTGAAGCTCAAAGCACCGCGGGGTCCGCAAGGCGATAACGCCACCATCCGAGACGCAACCGACTATGACGACTCGGTCGCGCCCGCCGCAGGACAGGTCATTGCTTGGAACGGCGTCGACTACGCGCCAGCCGACTTCAACCCCTTGGCGACACGTTTCTACACCGTCCCCGAGTCTGCGTTCACCGACTTCACGGGTCTAGCCACACGGCAGACGATCGGCTCATTCATCATCCCGCCGATGCCGTTCGACTACGTCCCCGTAGTGCACGGGCATTTCAAGGCCAACGGCATCGAACTCGACGCCGACCCCTTCATTATCGGCTCCGAGGTCCGCATCGGTAACGCTACAAGCGGCCAGCTGATCGCCAAGGGCGCCGGCAACATGTCCTCCTGGTCCGCCCTGTTCCCGCATGCCTCATCCACGGGCTCCCCGAACACCGCTATCACCCCAGACAACGGGATCGGCATGATCCCGGCCTACAGCACCGGTACAACGTCAACTTTGTACGTGAACCTCGTCAACGAGGGCATGGCGGGCTTCTACTCCTTCAACAAAGCGGGCGCACAGCTCTCAATCCTCATCGTCCCAGTCTCTCCGTTGAAGCCTGAGGACGGCTCCTAGTGCCACGGTCTTTCGACCGCACCCCAGCGCCGTTCAACGACCCCAACCAGGGCATTGAGTTCCATATCGGCACCGCTTTTCAGCAAGGGCTGGACATGTGGAAGGCGATCATCGACGCCCTTGGGGAGTTCGCCGAAAACCTTGTCAAGGAACTCATTCAGAAGCTCCTAGGCTTGGACGTTGACCCGGAACAGGCGCTCGAGGATCTATGGAACCTGCTCACCGGCTGGACTGACGATATCCCGATCCTCGGCGACATCATCCAGATCGTCAAGGACTTCCTCAACGGGAATTCATTCCCAGGTGTGCTGTCAATATCCCGCATTGCCAACATCATCCAGGATCTGATCTACGGTGCGGGTGAGTTCCTGACCGCTGAGAGCGTCACCGATAATCCGTACTTCGACTGGGATTCGGTGACGCCCGGTTTCATCTCGGGCGGCTCGATCCGGGCGACCGCCAACGGCACGCAGCAGGTGTTGCGCACAGAGCCGTTCGAGGTGTTCCCGGGTCAAACGTTGGAGTTGCGCGCCGCTTCGCAATGGACCGGTGCGAGCGCAACCGCCGGCTCGAACCCGGTCAAGGTCGGGTTCACCCCGTTTGACGGCGCCGGCAACGCGCTGGCCGATGTCATCCGCGGCTCGCTGCAACCCTCGGGCGATCATGGCTGGCAATGGATTCCGGTCGCCGACAAATGGCCCGTGCCCTCCGGCGTGAAATACGTGTCGCAACTGCTCATCCTCGATGCCGGGGCGACGGCCGGAACATTCCGGTTCTCGAATGCTTCGGCGTGGGCATCAAACTTGCTAGATCTAAACCTGGTCAAGGATCTGCGTCAGATGGTCGATGCCGTCGGCGGTGTGGTGAATTCCGAGGCGGCCAACATCGAGGCCCGCCTGCAGGCCATCACGGCCGATGGCAAGATCACCGCCTCGGAGATCGCGGGCTTGATCCAACAGGCGCAGGTCTCGGGCCTGGCGATCATGCAGACGGTCATTAATCAGATCCTCGACATTCTCAACGGCAATATCGTGACGCCGATCAACTCTCTGGTTCAGGGCGTCAAGGACTGGTTTGGCCTAAATCAGAACAAGACTCAGAAACTCACCAGCGGCGGCGGCATTTCGGTAGCCGATGTCACCGGCAACTTCGGCATGAACAGAGTGGCCGACCTGGTAGACAACCTCGGGGATATGCTCACGGGCGTCAAGACTGGCGCCGACGGAACTGCCACGGGCACAACGGGAACCATCGGCGAGCAGATCGACCAGGCCAAGGAATCACTACTATCGCTGCTCGGCCTGTCGCGCGATGCGCTCAAGAGCGCCATTGCGGCGCAAACCACGTTGCAAGAGCAGGAAACCGAGCAGAACACCGGCGGCGGGAACAGCTACAGCTTCACCTTCTCTGGCGCTGACGGCGCGGCGCTGAACTCGACCGACTGGACCACCGGGCCGACCGCTGGCGATGTCACCATTCGAGGGGACTCGGGGTACGCGGGGGTTAAGAACGGCAACCCTGACGGGTACTTCTTCGCTAGCCCGAACTACACCTACGCCACTGATGGGCAGTCGGCGTCATTTGTGTTGGGCGACACCCAGAATGGCAACTACTACTCCGGTGTCTACATACGCTGCGACTCGGGCCGCACACAGGGCGCCTACTGCTTAGCCAAAGAGGGCGAGATCCGCATAGGCAAGTTCACCCGCTCGGGTGGCAGCTGGTCATTCAGCGCACCCCTGACCCTGCAAACCGGCCTGTCGGCGGTCAAGCAAGGCGCCCGCATCGAGATCCGCTGCTCGGGAAACAACTACTTCGTGCGCGTCAACGGCCGCCAGATCCTCTCGGCCACCGACGCAGGCAACACCATCAGTATCGGTGCCGCGTACCGGTATTCGATGTTCAGCGTGCAGCGGGCAAGACCGTTTTTCACCTACGACTCCTACCGCATCGCCGCGTTCGCGATGTCCGACTACACCTCAGCGGGAGCGGGATTCTCGATGTCAAACTCATGGAGCATCAGACGCGACAGCACCGCCGACGTCACCTATGGCCCGTACTCGTCCGGTGCGTTCCCGTCCGGGTTCTTCACCTTCAACGACTACACCACAGACGTCACCCTCGACGACCTGGGCACGGCACGCATCGAGATCGCCACTACCGGCCTGTACCGGATCAGCACCACCTACCGATCGGTCACTGCCAAGGGTACGTCTGTGCCCTATTGGGTGGTGTACAAGAACGGCACCCGGATCACCGGCGCCATTCCGTCAGGTTGCCCGTTTGAAATCCCGCTGGTCGCCGGGGACATCGTGCAGCCGGGATTCATCGCGGTCGACTACGACGTACGGTCCGACGGCTCAACGGGCTCGGAAAGGGTTGTGTCGCGAAGCATCACAGCCCTATCCGGCATCGCCACATTCGATGGCCGCCGAATCGCATAACCCAGAGAGGCGCAACAGATGGCTACAACGTTCACCATGCCCGAACTCCCCGGTATCACATTCACGGTAGAGCGCGGAGGGCTCGACCCGGACGGGAAGCCTAACCCGTCCTGGATGCAAATTACCGGCACTCGCGACGCCGAGAATGCCGAAGAGGCGCAGGTGGTCTCGCGCATAGGTTTCGCTGGCCCATAAATGCCCTGGTCTCCAAACCCGACTGTGCCTCCCCGGCAGTCGGGCGGTAGGTGGTCGCCCAATCCGGTAGCACCGGCGCCACAGGCGGGCGGTAGGTGGCATGCGGTAATCGGCTTAGACGCATCGCTGGCGATTATGTGCGTCGGCGAGGTCGAGCTGACGGCCATGCAGGCGCTCGGGGTCGTGCAGTCGATTCACCTATCACGAGATCTGGCGCTACAGGCCGTGTACAAGCTGGTCGTCGATCGGCCAATCCTCGTGACCCGGAACCTGGAACTACAGGCCACATTCCAACAAGATCTCGCGCTGGCCGTCACCATGGAACGCGCGCTATTCCTGTCCAAGGTCATGGGCATCGATCTCGCGAGCGCCCTGTCGATGACCGGCACGGTGAGCCTAACGCGTGTCGCCCCGATCGACCTGACGCAGAACCTCACGGCGCCGCGGTCAATCAGCTTCGACAAGCTACTGCCCGTCAATCTGACGCGCACAGTCTCGATGTCCTCGGTGCTGGTGGTCGAGCGGGTCGCCAAGATTGACGCCGCACTGTCGGTGACCATGGCCCGCGCCTGCAGCCTCGGGTACCCGCCGGGCGGGTTGCCCGCTCTGGCCAACTATACGAACGCAGGGGCGTTCACCCACAACATCGTGCGCAACTGCGACTACATGGACGCTGTTGGGTGCGGCGCTGGTGGTGGCGGTGGTGGTGGAGACGGTGGGTTAGGCACTACCGGTCAGGGTGGACGCAAAGGCGTGTGGAACAGCGCCACGGTGGCGCGCAACGTCGACCTGCCCGGATCGGCGTTGACATTGAGCGGCACCGTCGGCGCCCCGGGAGCCGCGGGGGCCAAGGAGAAGAACGGCGGGCCCGGCGGGGCCACCACGTTCCTGATCAACGGGGTCACCACAACGTGTGCCGGCGGGGCGGGCGGTAAAGGCGCCTACGCGGGCAACGGCCTGAATCAACCCGGTGAAGCCGCTGGAAACACCACCGTCAACGGCCAGACCTACACCGGCGGCGCGCAAGCGGGCACCAACACCAACGGCAACGCGCCCGGCGGCGGCGGTGGCCCCGGCTCAGGCGGCACCTTCGGAATCGCCAACCCGGGACGTATCGGCGGCATCGGCCGCGCACACATCCGGTCCTACCAATAGAAGGGAAATCCATTATGGCGTGGGGAATGTCAGCCTATCTGGCCAACAAGATTCTCGATCACATCTGCCGCAACGTGGCCTACACACCACCGGCGACCGTGTACGCCAAGATGCACACCGGCGACCCCGGCGCGGCGGGCACAGCCAACGCGTCCTCGGTGGCCACCCGCTACCCGTGTGCGTTCAACGCTGCTGCGGCCGGGTCTATCACCCAATCCAACACCCCTGAACACACCCTCGGTGCCACGGAAACGATTGCCGGGGTGTCGTTCTGGGATCACCCCACGGCGGGGAACTTTCTGTGGTCATCGCAGGCCGCCGCCACCAAGTCCGGTGCCAGCGGCGACATCATCCGCATCAACACCGACACCCTGACTCTCTCGCCGTTAGCTGCATGATGTTCTCTCAACTGCTGCGTTACCCCGCCTTCTACGCCGTTATCGGGTTGGCGGGGTTCGGGTTCGGAGTGTGGTTCCGGCGCTCCCGCTGGGCGGGTAGGCCAGGGCTTGATCCCCGGATTGGAGGCATCTAGTGATTTGGTTGCGCCGCAAGATCAATGAGTGGCTGTCCGCTATCTGGTGGTCGTACTGATGCCGCGGGTCGTGTATGGAAATTCGTTCTCAAGTAACGGCTGGCCCATGGTCAACGGTGACGAGTGCACCTGGGTCACCGTGCCGGGTGCGTCGGTGAGTCTGCAGATTCAGAACGGGCAGCCGTTGGCGATTCTGCGGGCGTTCGCAGCGGATTTCAACGCCTATGTTGAGCCGCTGCGTGACCCGGACTCGGCGTGCTGGACACCCACCAACTCGGTGTCAACATCCAACCACCTGAGTGGTACGGCATGCGATTTCAACTGGAACGATCACCCATTCCAGGTGAGCTACGCCGGATTCTCATCGAAAGAGACGGCAACAGTTCGTGAGCTGCTCGACTTCTACGAGCAGACCGTCTTCTGGGGGCAGGACTGGCAGTCCCCGAAAGATGCCATGCACTTTCAGGTCGGCTACAACACCTACCAGAATCCGCACACCGCGGACTTCATCGCCCGGAAGATCCGCGCCGACGGATTCTCTACCTTCCGGCGGAGTAACAAGCCGAATGGTGGCGCCCCCATCCTCGCCGCCGCTACCGGCCTGTCCGAGGCGCGTTCAGCCGAGATCCTGCCCGCAGTGTCCGATGGGCTCAAGGCCAGCCAGTGCACGAACGTCAATCGGATAGCGATGTGGCTGGCGCAGGTCGGGCACGAGTCGGTGAGCTTCAAGTACACCGAGGAGATTGCCAAGGGCGGGCGCTACGCGCCGTATATCGGGCGTACGTGGATACAGATCACATGGGACTACAACTATCGCGCATTCTCAGAATGGTGCTTTGAACGGGGTTTGGTGCCGACTAGGGACTACTTCGTTGTGAATTACCGGGAGCTGGCCGACTTGAAGTGGGCCGGCCTCGGCGCCTCTTGGTACTGGACCGAGCAGCGTCCAATGAACGCACTCACAGATGCCGGTGACAGCGCGACCTGGAAAGCGGGCTCAATCACCTACCGGGGCTTCGAAGCGGTCACCGCTGCCATCAACGGCGGCACCAACGGCCTGGCGGATCGCCGCGACCGATACAACCGCGCCCTACTTCAAGGCGAGGCGCTGCTGCAACTTCTCAATCAGGAGGAAGACGACATGTTTACCGACGACGACCGCAACCTTCTGCGGCAGGTGGCCGGAGTGCGGCGCCCGTCGCTCTCGCCGCTACGTCACCTCGATGAAGGCGATGTCAACACGTGCGCCGGGTTCGCATGGACAGCGGACGGACTAACCCACCCGCAGTTCGTGGCAATGGCCGCCAAGTACGGGCACATGGACAGCATCCGCCTCTTGGGTGAGGTGGCTGGAGCCGACCCCGTGAAGTACCCCGACCGGCAAGAGGACGCAGCCCTGGCCAAGGCGATCCTCGCCGATGTCTACGCCGCCAACCCCGCCGCCCTTCAGCGGTTCGTTGCTCAGAACGGAGCCTAGAAATGAAGTACACCCCTAACACGATCTTCCGTGCCGTTACGGCATTCGTGGTCGCATTCGGTGGCGCCGCCGCGACCGCCGCCCAGGGCGGCGATTTGGCCGCCATGGATATCGGTGGATGGCTGACTGCTATCGGCTCAGGACTCACGGCCGCAGGCGCGCTGTTTGTGCGCCCCTCAAAGGGCGGCGACCCCGTGGAGGCTGTAACCACGAGCCTGTCCGACGCGCTCGTTAAAGCTGATGAGGCCCGCAACCACATCGGATCTGTTATCGACGAAGCGCAGGGCAAGGTCAGCGATTTCGTCAGGACCACAACTGCTGCCATTGGGCAGGTTCAGCAGACGATCGGCGGTGTAGGCGCGGCCGGTGTAGGCGAGACCCTCGCGCTGCCCGACGACGCTGAAGCCATCATCAATGGGGTTATCCGGCGAGCTCAGAAGTGATCCTCACCCTCGGTTCTCACGGGGATGTAGTAGCGAGGTGGCAGCGGGTCATGTTGGCCCGCTTCGCCTCCTACGCCAAAGCTGCTGATGGGGGACCACTGAAGGTTGATTCGTATTTCGGGTACGACGACCAAGCTGTCCAGAAGGAATACCAGCGCCGCACTGGCCAAATCCAGAACGGTGAGGTTTCTCAGGCGGATCTGGTGAAGCTGGGCGTCACCCCAGTCCTGTTCACCGTCCAGGGAACTGGTGTGGACATGTGGACCGGTTACCCAGCCGACACCGCCAGAGCATGCTTAGACCTGTGTCATTGGCAGCCCATCGGAAACTACCCCGCCGATCCGTTCCCGATGTGGCGGTCCGTGCTGCAAGGCATCGCCGAATTACGCCTGCAGTTGCGCGACTACAACAACCGATACCCCGGATACCGCATCTGGCTAGCCGGGTACAGCCAGGGCGCGATCGTCACATCGTGGGTGTACAAGCACGACATCATGGACCCAAATGGCATGCTGCACGATCTGCTGCCCCAGGTGAAAAAGGGTGTCACGTGGGGAAACCCCATGCGCGAACTCCACAAGGCGAACGGAAACCTCCGCGCCGGCTGGGTAGTGCCGGACGGGCAAGGCATTCTGTACGACCGGCTGCAGGGCACCCCCGACTACTGGATGGACTTCGCACACGGAGCCAATAGCGAGTGGGGACGAGACCTGTACACCGACACCGAAGTTGGGCCACGCGGCGACAACGAATCGGCGATCTGCGACATCATCATGCAGCAGACGTTATGGAGCGGACCGATCTCTCTCGCCAAGCGATTCGCACATCTCGTAGCGGATCCGATAGAGGGTCTCCCGGCGGTTTTCGAGTCGATCTATGACGCGGGAATGTTCTTCGGAAGCGGCACAGCGCCGCACGTGAACTACGACCCACAACCCGCCATCGACTATCTGCGTGCCGCCTAGCCATTGCGGCTAAAGAGCGGCATTGTCACTGCTGGACAGTAGGATTGAAAACGGGACCGGGTGCGCTACCAACGCAACCCCTAAGCCACCCCTGCATCATATTCGGGGCATGGTGATGCTCTCCCGGTGTCTCATGCGGACAGCCCCCATCGACCAGATACCTGCAGCATGGATGAATTGCGCCGCACACGCACCCACGGTCACCTCTACGTGGCGTGATCTTGACCATCATCCGTCCAGTTGGACTCGCGCAGCCTGCACGTACTCATCGGCGACAAGCTTGTATACGAGCACACAGTCCTCATACCCGATCACAAATGCTCGCTCGGATAGGAACTGTATGCGCCCATGCGGTGCCGGTGGGTTAATCGGGCATCCATCGTGAATCCCGCCCACAACGTGTGTGTATTCCATACCTCAATTTTACGGAGGATGGGCGCATGGCGCGGTGTCTGTGAACCGCACTGGAACTTAACAACTGAATAGAGCCCTCGAAGCGCCCCATGAAAGGCGGTTCAAACAATGTCCATCCGGGATCTACTCACTGAGCGATCCAAGCCAAGGGCAGCGGTATGTACCACATGCCAATGGTTCGCAACTCAGCCAGAAGATGAGCAGGCTGCAGCCAAAGAATGGGCGGCGGCAGGCTTCTCCAGCGCGGAGTTGTGGCGCGGCATAAGGGAGTTGGGGTATCCATTGGGCGAGGCAGCATTACGCCGCCATTTCAAGGAATGTAGTTGAGTATCCGCGACAGCCTGAACAAGCGGCGTCCCGTGGCCGAGGAGTCGGCGCCGGAGCAGGCGAAGATGCGTGCGGAGTGGGACGGCACCGCAGGTTTTATTCAGACGGGCAAGGTCTCAGATGACTTCGACGAGCAGGACTTCGAGGGCATCCTTCGCGAGTTCGCCGACGAACTGCACTACGACCCAGCCAAGGTTGAGATAGCCGGTAACCCACAGGTCGTGGTGTGGGAGACAGGCTTCCGCAACAAAGATGGGGAGTGGGAGAAGCACAAGCACCACTCATGGCGCTATCACCTCGCTGTGCGGCGCTGGGCTGTCGACCTACCCGCCTTGTATGCGGAGGTCCGCAGAACCAAGCCGGTGCAGCCGAAGAAACCCACAGGTGAATCAACGGTTGTGGTGTGCTGGGCTGATATTCAGACCGGGAAGGTCGACCACCTCGGCGGTGTCAAAGAGCTGTTGCTGCGCCTTCAGGAAAAGCGGGAAAACCTGAATGCCTACCTGAAACGTTCAAGGTTCGATCGCATCATCATCGCGGACGTGGGTGACATTGTGGAGGGCTTCGACAATGTAACAGCCCAAACCCGCACCAACGGACTATCTCTCATGGATCAGGTCGAGGTCGCCGCCACGGAGTTCTGGAAGACCATCACCCTGTGCGCCAAGCATGCCCCCGTGGATGTGCTGTCCATCCCGTCCAATCACGGCCAGTGGCGGCGTGGAAAGGATCTGATCGGGAAGCCCACCGATGACTGGGGATTGGCTATTTCTAAGCGTCTTGAATGGCACAATAACCCCGACAACCAGGGCCCGAATCTGCCGGTAGAGTTCCACCGGCCGCCCGAGTGGTGCGAGACGCTGCAGTTCGATGTACGCGGCACCAGGTTGGGGTTGGCGCACGGCCACCAAGCCTCCGGTGCTGACCGGGTTAAGACGTGGTGGGAGAAGATGACCCACGGCGGCGTCATGGACTGCCACGTCCTGCTGACTGGACATTTCCACTACGCCAGCCTCCGGCCTCATGGGCGGGATCAAGTAACGGGTAAGGCGCGCTGGCACATCCAAGCCTCAACCCTGGATAACGGTTCAGCGTGGGTGATGAACAAGATGGGCGAAGACGGCGACCCGGCATTGACGGTGTTCCAGATCAACAACGACGGCTTCGACGTCCAGAGCTTTGCACTCCTTTGATACCCGCTGATACTTGGGAGCCGCTATGAGTGAACACCCTGACGAACTCATACAGAAGTACGTCGAAGCGATGGATCAAGAACCCGGCTGGCGGGTATCAGATTTCGTGCTCATGGTCGGTTTCGAGAGAGTCCAAGCGGACGGCACTATAGAGCACACCTACGGCGTGTACGAAGGTGAGAACCAATCACCCTGGGCCACACACGGTTTAGTCGCCAACGGTATAGAACACCTAGAACGAACTGAGTGACTACGGCTGGCTGTTCCAATGGGCTAGGTCTTCATCGTCGATCAGTGTGACGACGATCTGGGCGATCCGCTCATCACTCTCGTCAGTGCCGTAGTCCACGATCCACGCCCAGATGTCGTAGCCGCCGTCGCCGAATCCTGCCGAAAACTGCACCCCGGACCCGTACTTACTGAATAGGTTGTGACCACTACCGATTCCTGGATACTTGGCTGGGGCAAAAGCGGGGTCGGTGATCGCGGCCATGGCCGAGTCGACCGAGACGCCGCCGATGCGTTCCCATCGACCGTTGCGGCCCGGGGCTGGTGTTGGTGGTTGACCCATCCCTCAATTTTACGGCGCTACAGCAGTATCCACGGGGTCTAGGTAGTGAAAGGCCCCCGCGTAAGAGAGCTGAACGCGGGGGCCGATCCAACGATCCCCGGTTTCGGGTTTACGTCGGTTGCATTTGGCAGTGCGCTTCTGACTTTACTCCGCTTCTCCGACATCGCCGAGGTTTATCCACAGGGATGGTACGGATGCGCCAGCTCCAATGGCAGAACCGTACCGAAAGTGGTACGGAAGTGACTTCGCGAAGGGGTTCCCATGGCTTTACATCCATCTGATTGGGCGTGGATCACTATGGCTGCCGGGATCGTCGCCTACGAGATAGCTTGCCCACCCGGGGAACTTCTTAGTGACGCCACTACACGCTACGGGCAGTCCCACATGTTCCTCAGCTCCGCCGTGATCGGGGTAGTGGCAGTGCATCTGCTGCGCACCACCGGGCTGCTGCGGTTCATCCCCGAACAGCTCGACCTAATCCATCTATTGGCTTCACTGAAATGAGAGGACACCGCTATGTCTGCATGTGAGTTATCTAGGAGCACTGCGGCGGCGGGTACTTCGCGGTGAATGTCGCTGAAGTAGTCGGCTTGATCGCTGGCTCATCGCTCCTGTCCTCGCTTGGTGTCGCACTCCTTTCCCGTGAGAGCAACACCTTCTCCAAGTTCACCGAAGCATACGAAGCTCTTGCTGAACGTGTTACTGCCCTTGAGAAGAAACTCAAAGAGGTTGAACTCGCCTACTCCACTGAGCAGCAGCAGCACTCCGTGGCCAAGAATCTGCTCACAGTCGCGCTGCGCTACATCCGCGACGTCCTCGGATGGGGAGTGGGGGACCGCATACATCCGCTACCCGAACCGCCGCCGGAGCTGTTCCGGCACCTACAGCAGCCCGACGGTTAGACCCCGCTGTAGCCGCTGTGGCGCAGTAAAATTGAGACATGGACCAGCCCGTGTACTTCGACACGATGCTCGCCATCGCCGCTTTTCAACGGGCTAGCGACGAGGCGTCAAACTTCTGCCGCATCTGCTTTGGTCCACTCGACGAATGCCCCGGCCACAAGGGATACATGGAGATGTTCCGACCCGAGCCATATTCAGATGAAGAACTGGCAGAGTTCCGCGCCGATCGCGAGGTCCGGCTTCGGGGCCTAGAGCGTCGAGAGAAGGCCCTCGATGCGGCTGCGGTGAAGCTCGGCTACGAGGGCATCAATGACCTGGCAGAAAAGGTGCTCCCCAACTTTGACGATGAGTGATTCGCTAGCCGCTAGACCCCGCCGTTAGCGCTTACCGCCAATAGAATTGGGGTATGACAGCGGGGCAATGGTTTGGAACCGTTCTTATGATCGTGTTCGGAGTGTGGTTCGTTGGATTCAATATCCTCCTTTGGGTAGGCGACCGCATAGATAAACGGAACCGCGCCGAACTGGCAGACATCAGTCGGGACTTCGACGCGCTAGGCCCAAATCCGAGCCTTGAGGAGATGCAGCCAGCGCTAGATCGTCTCGCCGCCTACCGAATCAGGTTTGAGAACTGGCGCTCGCCCACCAGTAATCCGACCTGA